CCTAAGGAAAAAGATTATGAACATACCTTATGTTTAAATTTAGATGTTGCTTTAGATAAAGTTAAATGTGGTAAAATTCTTTTTATGGAAGATGATGATTGGTATCATTCAACATATATTAATTATATGTCAAAGTTATTGGATAAAGCAGATTTAGTAGGATTTAAAGATATTGTTTTTTACCATTTTCCTACAAGTCAATACATGATTAAAGGATCAGCTAAACAACCAGCTTTATCTCAAACAGGTATAAACTCAAAATATATACCTATACTAAAAGAAATAATAAAAGAAGCCCCAAAGGAGTTCAATCTATGTGGTAAAGGTTTAGTTGATTCTTTTTTATGGAATACTCCATTAGAATTAACTTTAACAGATAAAGCTGTAAAATTAACGGTTACTTTAAAAACAGCTAAAGGTATTATTCCTTCAGGAACTATTTTTAATACACCAGTTCCTTATAGTATTCTTAGAAGAGCAGAACGTAATAATGGAGCAGTATTCCTTAATTCTAAAAACAAAGTAATGGGGACTAAACTTGCTCTAGTTAGTGATAAATATATTTCTGTAAGTATGAAAGGTTTACCTGGAAGACGAGGATTAACTTCTCACCATAATGAGAATAATGCAAAATATAAAAAAGATGTGGATTATACTTTCTTAAAATCAATAATAAAGGAAGATTTTTTACAATATTTAAAATAAAAGTTTGACAAGGAGAAAAATATTTGTTATGTACCAATTAATACTTAGGAACTTATCATATTTGGAGGATAAATATGAAAAAAGAAACTGTAAAATTAAATAAGTCGGCTTTGTGTTTTACTGACATTACTGGCACAGTTAAGATGTCTGAACCTAAAGAAGGTACGGAACGAAATTTGTATATGGTGGCATATTCGGGCGGAGTAATTACTGACCATTGGTATTGGGGAAATCTTGTAATAGATGTAGAGGGAATGAAAATATCTGGAAATCTCCCTATTCTTAAGGATCATAATTCAGATCAAAAGATTGGTTTTGGAAAATTTAAAACAGATAATTATAAAATTGTACCAACTTCAACAAAGTTCCTTGATACAGAATTTGCCAATGAGTTTTTGTCATTGTCTGATCAAGGTTTTCCTTTTCAAGCTTCTGTTTATGCTAAACCTTCAAAAATACAGAGATTAATGGATAATGAAGAAGTAGATGTGAATGGTTTTAAATTTAAAGGTCCGGGTACAGTCTGGCGAGAGTCAGTTTTAAAGGAGTGTTCGATTGTGACCTTCGGGGCCGATCCAAACACCAAATCGGTAGCCATGTCCGAAAACGAAGATGTGGAAATGTTTGTTGAAATGAAAACAATAAAAGAGGATAATGAGGAGGTCATTATGAATTTGGATAAACTCAAGGGAGAGCATTCGGAATTGTATGCTCAGGTTCTTGCTCTTGGAAAAAGCGAAGCAGAAAGCTCTTTTGCAGAGGTTAAGAGTGCATTGGAAGCACAAATTACCACTCTTACCACTGATAAAATGAAACTTTCTGAACAGAATGCTGATAGCGAAACCCGTCTATTGAAACTGGAAAAAGCAGAAGTTCTTCGGCAGGAAGAAAGTATTAGATTTTCCGCAGATTCTATAGTTGCTGCTAAGTTAGGAAAATCAAGTATTCCTGAAAGACTACATCCTAAGGTTAGGAAACAGCTTAATCATTAACAGTTTATCAATGAAGGTACATTTGATGAAACAGCATTTTCTGCGGCAGTTGATAGTGAATTGAAAGATTGGATTACCGGAGATACTGGGGAAGAGAGTGTTCTTGGATTTAGTACCACTCATCGTGTAAATGAACATTTTTCTGAAACAGATGCGGATGTTATTGTAAACCGTATGCTTGGGCATGTCGGTCAGAAACTTCAGTAAATTAATAAAGGGAGGATTTCATTATGTTGAATCAAATTAGAAGTTCCATCCCCCAGATGAACCGAGGTCCTGAAGGTTTGGGATTGAAGCCTATTTTTCATTCCGTGAGAGATATAGCTTTGATTCTTGATAAGACTGCACAGGCTGGTTACGGTTATCTGAAGGCTGGTACGGTAATGGCAGTAAATGCTTCTACTGCTGGTAATACAGGTAAACTTGTTCCGTATGTTCCTATTAGTACGAGTGTAGTTCTTGGAGCTGATTCTGCAATCGGAGTTGCCCCGATGGTACAAAATGGAGCTTCTGGACATTTTTATGTTTCTTTGGATGATGCTTATAAATTTGGCGAAGGGGATGATGTTTATTTTGATAATGATTCTGATGAAGGACCTGTTGATATGGGAACTATCACAGATATCGACGTAACTACATCAACCTTGTTTGCAGATATTACATGCACCGCTTATACAGCAACAAATGCAACCGTAGCAAAGAAGGCGTATGCTTATGTTAAAACGCATGCTTCTGATCCGTACACGGTAGCTAAGTACATTTTGGACAAAGATGTAGATACTGGTTATGGAGCAGAGGCTCTTGGAGCCCTTACTTCCGTAGTAGTTTCTAATGCTATTCTTTACAAGAACAACCTGATCAACCTGACGGCAGCTGCTATTACTTCCCTTGGTGTTGAAGATGGTCGTTTCTTCATTTTGAAATAAGGAGGGGAACTACTATGAAAGGTTCTATGGGTATTCCCGCGTTGCAGCTTGTTACACTAAATAAATTGATTTCCAGTTTTGTACGACCTCCGAGTAATTATTTTTCGGGACTGTTTCCCACTACTCAGTATGATTCAGATACTATTGAATGGGAACTTGAGTATGGTTCTGGTGGAATGACCCCGTTTGTTGCTCCTGGGGCTGTTGCTCCGACCATCGGTATTGATGGTATTGGTACTGCATCGGCAAAAGCTGCATATTGGAAAGAAAAAATGTATTTTGATGAGGAGTTTTTGAATAACATGAGAGAACCTGGATCGTATGCCACATATATGAGGGCAGAACGACAGATTACCAAAGGTGCTCAGAAACTTCGTTACCGTGTAGATCGTCGTCGAGAATGGATGATTTCTCAGATGTTGATGAATGGTTCTTTGACCTACACACAAAAAGGTGGGATTAAATTCACTGTTTCTTACGGTGTACCGACTTCTCATTTCGTTACTCTTGATGATTCTCGGAATTGGAAAGATGGTGCTTCTAAGAGTGCAATGGAAGACATTTTTGATGCCAAGAGAACTCTTGCTGATGATGCAATGGTTGTTCCTAATCATACTATTATCAATTCAGAAATGTTGAAAGTCCTCATGTTTGATTCAAGCATTCAAGCTTTGCTTCATAAGAGTGCATTTGGTGATGGAGATTTGTTTGGTCGTCCTGCTCAAGTTATCGGTTCTCTTTTGGGTGTAGGTAATCTTACTCTGTACGATGAATTGTATGAAGTGCAGGCTTGGTTGACTCAGACAACTTCCGGAACTACTGTTTATTTGGACGATGTTTCTGATTTTGAAGTAGGTGGAAAAGCTCGTTTCTATAACATGAAAGCTTATAACACCTATGAAGATGAGGTCATCACAGCAGTGGATGTTGAAGCTGGGACTATCACAGTAGGTCAGGCACCTACTGCTACATTCATTGGTGGACAGGATAAAGTTGTTATGCGGAAGAAGTTTGTTCCGGATAATGTTTTGTTCATGTTTGCTGATTCCCAGGATGGTAATAAAGTAGCAGAGTTTATGGAAGCTCCTTACGGAAATACTCGGAGATGGGGATTTTTTGCAGACACGAAACCCGAGTGGGATCCTGAAGGAATTTGGTTGAGAGTTCAGGATAAAGGTCTTCCGGTTCTATATTATCCTGATACTACTTACAAGATCACGGCTTTTGATCTGGATGAGTATTAATTAAAAAAGAGGTCAATCAATGAAAGTTGAATTACTTGTTAATTTAAAAATTGCAAATGGGAGAGTACTTTCTGCTGGAACTATTTTTACCGATAAGACTGAAAGTATTCCGGAGTTCATTATGCGGAGAGTGCCGAGAAAGATGGCAAGAATTATAGATTCTCGGCCCTCTCCAAATAAAATGATTGATACTGTGAATCAATCTTCAATTCTTGAATCAAATGATGGTAAAACACAGGTTACCGAAGAAATTCCTACTAATCTTAGTGAGAATTTAGAGAAAAAAGAAGTGAAAAAAACAACACTTAAATTGAAGAGGTAACTATCATGGCAAAGAAAGGTGCAGTTCCAGTTAAGAAAGGTGCAGTTCCTCCAGTAAAGAATGGTAAACCTACTTTTCCTCCAAAGAAAAAGAAATAAGAGGTATATATTATGGAGCTATTGACGAGTGACGATTTGATAGATATTTTAAAAATTCAAATATCTTCATTATCCACTCTTATAACATCTGATGGTTATGAATTAGTATGCGATCAGACAGGACAAGAATTAGGTTGGTCTTATCCTTTAACAGATCCTTCTAAAGTTTTTTGGATGATTAAAAGAGGAACTCGTCATGCTCTTAATATTTTATTGGTAGCTTCAGCATACAAATTTAAGTATAAGACAGTCAATCTAAACCAAAGATTTGAACATTTTCAGAAACTTATTGCTGATATGGATATAGAATACGAAAAAGCAATAAATACAAATATTGCTTTATTTGCTGGAATTAGTTCATATGCTATGTTTGGTACAAAAATTGATGCAGGATTTGCTTATGATAAAGTAGGATCAGATATAACTTACAATCTGGATCAATATGTGAACTTTTCTCCTATGGAGGAGTAAATCATGGCAGGTCTTGGAACAGATGTTGCTGAAGTTTACGAGGAACTTGGTGCAGTTTGTTCAATTATAAATCGTTCACCTGTTATTACAGGTGAACGAGTTCTTTATGAGATTAATGCCCAAGCTACCAAACCTTTTATTCGTGAACATCAATTAGATGCCACACTTCCTTATAATACATTAATTACTACCAGTGATGTAATTCAGATGATTACCACTGGTAGAAATTATATGGTTATGAATAAAACACCTGAATTATTTGAAAATGAAATTGTAGAATGGAATGTAGTTCTGTATTATTGTAATTTACCAGATACTGCTCATATTGTAAGACCTTTAGAAATACGAGATATGCAATCTTATAATATGATTAGTGGTTGGTATGTTACCGCAGAAGCTCCTTTGTATGGTCTTTTAACAGACAGAGTTACTGGTTCTGAAATAGAACAACAAAATGTTGGAGCAGGTCAGTTTAATATTTGGGCAATATCTTTATTGATTCCAAAGTATTACGATATTAAACCATTAGATAGATTGATTATTTCTGAAACAGAATATTACAAAGTGGAGACAATAGAATCCTATTACTATCCAGGAGTATATCAAATTAAATTAGTTGAGGATACTCGTAAAATCACAACCATTATAGATGAAGAGGTTTATGATGGTTAAGATAGAAGTCAACCAAAAAGAATTAGATCATATAATTAATTCTATTGAGAAAATTAAAAATATAGCAGTAAATCAAGGATTAAAGATTGCTGAAGAATCGGCAAGAGAATATTCTAATCAAGTAAAGAGTAATATAGTTTCTCAAAAATATGGTAATTTTGGATTTCCACATAAGAAATGGAAAGATAAAGCAGCAACTGCTTCTAAATTTTGGTTTTGGTTAGGTACAGTTTTTTCTTCGCTTTCACCAAAGAAATTGAAACAAACAAAACTTGAAACAAAGTGGAGAGTAGGTTTTTATAATTTTAAAGGAGGAATTGAACCTACTAAAGTATCTAAACCAGTTAAAGAAACTAAAAAGACTGAAAATCCAGTACATGCTACGGAAGGTCATTCAGAAGTTAAACACTATGGACCTAATTCTGAATTAGTTCAGCGATTGAATAGAGAAAGAGGATTTACTAAATGAGAAAAGTACCAGTAGTTAGAGATCCTAAAAAATATGCTCATGCTGTAGAACTTGGATCAAGTCATAATAATATTCCACCTAGACCTCTTTTTGGGAAAACTTTACAAGAATACCGTTCTGTTTTTGTTAATAAAATAGATAAAGTTAGAAAAGCTATATTGGATGTGTGGAAATGAATCCTTTATCAAAAGAATATAATATAAAATCTTCACTGAAGAAATATTTTGTAGATATTCTTGGAGAAACTGTTACTTTTGATAGAAGTTTAGCAAGTCCAGATATCAGAACAAAAGGTAATACTGCAATAACTTCTTGGTATAATATAAAATTTGGTGAAATGGGAAGAAATGCTTTAGCAGATTATTCCTTCGATTTGTATATTTGTACTAGACAAGATGCTGAAGGTATGTTACTTTGCCAGAATACAGATACTATTTTTGATCTTTTAATTGATCCCACAATGTCTGATGGAACAAAGAGGATACCAATATATGATGTTTCTAAAGATCCATGGGAACAAATATCATCAATGGTGGTTCAATATATCTATGATTCACCAGTTTTAGATATAACTATACCAGAAGATGAAACAAAAATAAAAATGCTCACAGTGTTGTTGAGATGGGGAGCAGCAATCTAATGGAACAGAAAAATAATTTTGAAGTTTGTGAAAAATGTGGTAAACGATTAATTGAGAGAATGCCTAATGGTTTATGGCATTTCATCTTTGGTAAACCAAAAGATGAATTTAAAACATTTGTACCTGTAGAGATGTTTATACAAGGTAATTTAAAGATAAAATGTTTAAGAAGAAGTTGTGGACATTGGAATACACTCAATTATTTTCCAAATGTATTACAATCAGAGAAATCTGAAGCTAAATAGACTGTACACAAAAACGATTTTTAATGATTTTTAAGGAGGTTTATTATGTCTTTAACAAGAACAGGACCGTTGACAAAAGACCCGACTGCGGTTGCTTTGGGATTGGCTCAGATCAGAATTGGTGTTGCTTCTACTAATGTGGATACAGCCACACCAGTTTTGACTACTTCTGATTCCATAGGTGCTATGGCAAATACTAAATTTGTAGGAAAAACAGATTTCTGGAAACTTGAATCAGGATTTCCTTTGCTTGAGGATTTGTCTCTTCCTATTAGGGAATCGGCAGCTCTTGAGTGTGCATTTAAGGAAATAAATCTAGCTAATCTTCAGTTGGCTAGAGGTATTGATCCATCTGATGAATACGCAGATACAGGTATTGCATTAGGTGGTTTAGTTGCTCCGGAATATGTGCGAATGGAAGCAATTTATACTTTCCCGAATAACTTGAAACAGATGGTTATTATTTTTCCTAGAGCCAATGTTGTAAGTTCAATGGAATTGGATCTAAAACTTGAAGATGCTGCCGCAGTACCTATCACGATTGAAGCAAAAAGAGCTGATTCTGGTCTTACTTCTGGTGGCAGTGCTTCTTGGGATGATATGCCTTTAGGTACTATTTTGTTTCTTACGGGAGCTAGTATGGTGTAAGGAAGTTAAACTGTTTTTCAACCTTCCCTGTAGAGTATATCTACAGGGAAGAACTCTCATAAGGAGAATATTAAAATGGGTGTGCTTAATCCTGATATCAGGACATTAGATTACGGCAAAAAAGAAATTAAGTCTTTAACAATCTACCCTTTATCCATCAAAGATCAATTTTATCTCACTGATTTTATTACTAAAATTATTCAGGAATTAGCTGCGGTTCAATTAACCGGTTCTAATGAATTGGTTTTTGCTGAAAAAATTATTGAAGCTGTTGAAGAAAATCTTGGACAGATTTTATCCATTGTCGCTGATATCAGTAAAGAAGAAGCTGAAAAAATCTTGGAAAGTTTGACTAATACACAATTAGCCGATTTGATTGAATCCATTTGGATTTGTGATTATGAGCCAATGTTAAAAAAAGGGAAGAGCCTCTTCGACCGGGCCAAGAGCGTGTTAGGTACGAAGAAATCATCACAGAATTCCTCCAATTCTACCCCCAGTACCGGCTCGAACACGTCTATCGAAAAAGCTACAATTCAGGAGGATTAACCTTAGCCCAACTTTTTATGATGGTTGAACACGCTACTAAACGTAAAATAAAAGATATGGAGTATAATGCTATACTTCATGGGGCAGATCCGAAAGAGTTTCATAAAGAAGAGGATGTAAAAGAAAATTTGTTATTTGGTGATCCACAAGAGTACTCTAATCTATCAGAAGCCGAAAAGGAAGAACTAACACGTAAGATGGAAAATAAATTTAAAAAATGGGCTAGTAAATCTTCATTAGTTTCTGATAAGAGGTAAATAAAGTGGTTGACGACAATAAAGAACTAGGTTTAGGAGTATTATTTACTGCCTCTATAAAAGGTTTTACAGAACAATTAACTGATGTTCAAAATAAGTTAAAAACTTTTGCAAAACAGATAGAATCTTTTGGAAAAACCAGTGAAAAAGCAGTACAAGGATTGACTAAAGTAACATCTGCGGCAGAAAAAGCCGCAGAAAAATCAGCTAAAACTATAGCTGATTCTGAGAAAAAAAGTAAAGAAGCGGTAGAAAAACATGCTAAAACTTTAAAGGATTTAAAATCCACAACTGAAAAGGTAACCGGAGTTAATAAAGTTCATGGTAAGACTCTAGCTGATGTCCGAAGTGAATTAGATGGTTTAAGTGCTTCTACACAGGCTCATGTAGCAAATTCAAAGATGTCTTTACCTGTGTATGAAGCATTAGAAAAACAATTAAAGAAAAATTCTACGGAAAGTTTAGGTTTTAAAAATGCTCTTGGTAAATTAGCATCTGAAGAAGGTCAAACAGTTCTTGGTTTTAATAATTTGGCATCTGCTTTAACTAAGAATGAAAAAACCATTTTAGAAACAAAAAAGGGTTTTGATTCTTTACGAAAGACAATAGGACCTGATGGTATTCCTTCAGATTTAAGAGTTTGGTCCAGAGATTTAAACAGGGTCGAACTTGCTCATGCTACTTTACGGGGAGAACTTGGTATATCTAAAGGTGTTGTAATTCAAGCAGGTAAAGATATTACGGCTACTCAAAGAGCTTTAAATGCTCTTGAAAATCAATTTGGAAAATCAAATGTTTCAAAGTATAAAGAACAAATCGGAAGTTCCATTAAAACGATGTCTGAGTTTAAATCTGCTTTGGTTGCAAATCAAAAAGAGCAGATTGCTTTAAATACCCATACCATTGCGGCAGAAAAAGCTATTAGATCCACAGAAAATGCTATGAATGCTATGGTTTCTGGTTCAGGAACTAAATGGCGTAATGGTATAAATGAAAGTGCAGTAGCTACAGAATTTTTAAAAGGTAATTTAGTAAAAGCTAATGGAGTAGTTCTTGATGCAGGTAAAAATTTTGTAACTACTTCTAAAGCTGTTGAAAAAATGGGTAGTTCTTTTAAAGGTTCTTTATCTCCTGAAACTTTTACAGCAATTACAAATCAAGTAGGTAAATCAATTACCAGTATAAATGAATATGGTACAGCTTTAGAAAAATCAGTTAGAAGATCTTCGGAATTACAAAAACAAAATAGTTTAACCGGTAAAGCATTACATGATTTAAGTGGTAATACTATCGCTAGTTCTTCAGCAATTTCATATCTATCAGATAAAGTCGCTTCTGGTACTATGTCGTTTAAAACAGCTTCCAATATACTTAAACAGCATAGTAATCGAATTACTGATTTAAAAACGGCAAATGAAGGATTAGCTGCACAGACCGCGATTTTAACGAATAGATATAGTGATCTTTTAGGACCTACTTCTAAATATCGTGAAGAAGCTACTCGTTTATTGAGTACCATGGAAGCAGGAAAAACTTCCATGACTATAACTTCAGATAATATGAAGAAATTATATGCAACGTATGTTGATAATGAAAAAGGTATAAAATCCTGGAATAATGCAGTAGAGAGTTTTTCAACTTCTAGTGAGAAGATGAAAACAAAGATAGGTTCATTACAAACTTTAATTGATTCTGGAACAATTTCACATAAACATGGTGCAGAATCTTTAAATAAGTATGCGAAAAGTATCGGTGAATCTAGTACTAGAGCTGCCGCAGCACATAGTTCCATGAAAAGTCTCACTCAAGGAATTATGGGTGGTGGTGCTGCTGCCAACTTGGCAACTAATTATATCACAAGATTATCGGTAGCAGTCAGAAGTCTTTCTGCATGGACAATAGGTGCAATGGTTATAGGTGGATTTACTGCTGCTATTGGTAGTGCTATTAGTGCTGTTGTCCAATATGATCAAGGATTAAAAAACTTACAAGCTATTTCCGGAGGTACTGATGCTGAAGTAAAAGCTCTTGGTGAAGAAATGCTCCGATTGTCTGATTCTACAAAATACAGTTCGGCAGAAATAGCTAAAGGTTCAATTTATATTGCACAAGCAGGTTTTACTGCAAGTGAGACCATGCAAGTAATCGGTGCTGCTGCAAAACTAGCACAAGGTACCATGTCAGAAATGGGAACATCTACAGATTTGTTGACCACTATATTGAGAGTTTTTCAAATAGATGCTAGACAATCATCAATGGTGGTTGATAAACTAGCCATTGCAGCAAATAAATCAAAGACAGATATTGAAGGATTGAAGGTAGCATTTAATTATTTAGGTCCGGTATCTAAAGCAGCTGGATTATCATTAGATGAAGCTCTTGCTTCTATTATGGCATTAGCTAATGCTGGTATAAAAATGTCCACAATAGGTACCAGTATGAGACAAGTTATATCTAGGTTAGAAAACCCTACGGCAAAACTTAGAGATGCCATGAGAGAGGCTGGTTTGTCCATTGAAGATTTTAATTTTAAAACACATTCTTTAGGACAAGTTGCTGAAAATATGTCTAAAATAGTTAAAGGAGATGCTGGTAATGCTTTAAAATTATTTGGAGAACGAGCAGGAAACGCCGCTTTAGTTGTATCTGGTCTAGGTGTTCATATGGACACTATGGTAGGGTTCATGTCTGAAATGGGTGCTGCTTCACAAATGGCCGCAAAACAAACTGAAGGTCTTGGTGTTAAGTTAAGTGTATTGAGAAATCATTACCAAAATTTAGTTATAAAATTTGCTGAAAGTGAATTATTAAGTATTGTTAAAGGTATTGTTACAGGTTTAACTGCTTTTGTAGATGTTTTAGGAGTTTTGGTTAATAATGCTTTTGCTAGGTTTTTAGCTGTAGCGACATTAGTTACAGTATCTTTAAAAGGAATACAAATAGCAGTTCAAGGTTTAGTTATACTTAATCTTGCTGGATGGCTTAATATTAGTAGGGAAGCTATAACTGCTGCCATAAGTCATATGGGTTTTTGGAATACTGCTATTGGAACGGTAGTAAGTAGTTTCAGAATACTCATTGCTACCGGATTAGCTTCTTGGATAGGAGTTTCCGTAGAAGCTATTCTTACTACCGTAAAAACTATGGGTATATGGAATACGATAACAGGGGTACTTACTGCCAGTACTTTTACTTTGAGTGGTGCTTTAGCAGTTTTACGAGCTGCTTTAATAGGATTAGCTACATCTTTTTCAACATATGTTATTATATTAACTGGTATTATAATTTGGTTAATAAAAAGTAAGGATGCTCATCAAAAAGAAACAGATGCTATTGTTAATAAATCCGCAAAATTAAAAGATTCTTCTATTGCTTTAAAGGATTATGAAAATGATCTAAAAAATATGTCAGAATCACAAAAGAAAGGAAATGATGTCCATTTACAGAATGTGGCTTTGCTTCAGAAGATACGGACTGAATATCCCAAGATAAGTAGTGAAATTTTAAATAGCAAAATGACTATAGATCAACAAGCTCAAGCTGTTGCTAGGTTATCTCAAGAATATGAAGCAAATTCATTGGCTCAAGGAAAAATAGCTGTAACTAGATTAACTAAAGAAATGCAAGAAGCATCCAAAACGGCTGCATCTTACCAGAAGTACATTGATGAAAATACTTCAGCATTATCAGCATTTTTTGATATATTTGTACCAGGTAAAGAAAAAATGGTTGCATTTAAAACAGTTCTATATGGTCTTGCAGGAACATTTGTAGATTCTATGGATAAGACCAATATGTGGGCAAATAGTTTGGGTTCTAATTTTGTAACGATTGGACAAAGAGCTGAAACTTTAGGTTTAAATATCGCAAAGTACGCTCCGGAAACAAGAGAGAATATGTTGAAAATGATTCCTTCTGAGGAATTACGAAAAAGGGTAGAATCTTATATTGTAATGAGTGATAAACTCCAAAGTTTATTGAAAGCACAAACAACCTTTACAGAAGAAATGAAAAAAACGGGACAATCAGCACTTGAGAAATTAGGTGATGCTTGGGTAGAATATTTTAATAAGCAAGATGCTTTAGGAGCAAGAGATGTTATCACCACAGCCGCACAATCAGCAAAAAAGATTGCTCTTAAAGAAAAAGAATTAGAAAAGTATAAGGATGATGCAAATAAGGTTGCAGAAATTCAAGCTGAAATATTTAAAATACAGGAGGAGGATTTACAAAAGTTAAAGGAAAAACGAGAAAAACTTTTTGAGGAGATGTTGAAATTATTAGATAATTTCTATAAAAAAGAAGAGGAAAGCATTAAAGCTGCTTCTGAAAATCAGAGAAGAATATTAGAAATTGAAAGAGATGATAAACTAAATAATTTGAATTTGGAATTTAAGGATGAACAAAATTATTTAGTTAAGAAACAAAACATTGAGGAAGAGTTTTTAAATAAAACCAAAATTATAATTGATGCTGAAGCAACAGCATCCGTAAATTCAGCTAAGTATGCCTTTGATAAGAAAAAAGAATTTATAGATAAACAAAAACTGTTGGTAGATGATGAAACGGTTAGACAAAAACTTTTGACCAATGAACAGAATTTATCTTCTAAATTGGTTGATATTTATAAAAATCAACTGGCCCAGTATAAAACTATTATGGACCAGAAGCGTGGAGAAATAGAGAAATATCGACAAGCCGCAATTAAAGCAGAAGAGGATATTGCTAAAGCAATAAAAGATAATTTAAAGGTTATTCAAGATGTTGAGGAGATGAAAAGATCAGCTCGGCAATTAACTATGAATGATCAAGAAAAAGCCAAAGATGATAACGAAGCATTTAATGAATTATTAAGAAAAGGCAGTCAGGCAGCTTATGAGGCTTCTCAAGCAGCTATTGCCGGAGATAAAATAAAATATGAAGAAATGAAATCTGTAGCAAAAGATTACTTTGATTCTGCTAAAGGAATGATTAGCAGTTTACAAGTGATGGAAGAAGATAAAGAAAAAAAGACAGCAGAAGCTGTAAAACAAGCAAATGCCGATAAGAAAAATTCAGATGCTGATTATCTCAATAATCTTAGAGGATTGTCTTCCTCCGAAGCGGAGAATCTTAAAACTACGTATAAAATGAATTTAACAGCAACTAAAGACCTGCGAATAAATGCTGCTAATGAATATAAAAATGCTATAGGTGATCTTACTAATACCATTATTAATTTTAACAAACAAGAAATTGATAAAAATAAAGAGTTGGCTACACAGAAACAGGAACAATTTTCAACTTTGAAAACTGCATATATGGATATTCAGTCTTTATATGAAAAAGCTATTGTAATTAATATGGATAATTCTAAGGCAGTAGAACAAATAAATGAATTGAAAACTAAAATAATGTCGGAACCTTTTGAAGTAGTTGTTCATTTTTACGGACAGGCTTCTCCAAAAGATACATTAGATAGTACGATTAGTGGGATTATTTCCAGACTTACTAATTTTAGCAGTGATCTTAAAACAAAATCTGCGGAATTTATTGTTAATTTCTTTGGGACAACTACAGTATTAACTGAAAGATTGCCATTAGGAGCATTAATTGAAAAAATAAAAACAGATTTTATTAATTTAACAACTGCGGTTCAAGCAATAGTTCCTCCATCAGTAACTATTTGGTTTTGGGGGGATGATGGATCTATTAAAGATAGACTTGCTAAAATGTATGATAAGGTTAAAACAGATTTAAATAATTTAGTTTTAACTATAAATTCTTTGGTTTCTAAATTTATTATTTGGTTTCGTTCTGATAGTGGTCGAACTATTACGGATGAAGTTAATAATATTTTTAGCCAAATACAATCTTTATCTAATAAAATTAATTCTTTACGAACGGTACATACTATTGTTACCAAATATGTTTCTTCTG